CAGGCTCTGCAACCAAAGATATAATTAATCATACACTTGTTCTTGAAGCTAGTGATGTTTTAAAAATGACAGCAGGAATTGCAGATGAAATACAAGGTATTATTTCATATGCTTTATTAGATAGATCGCAGGAGAATGGCTAGAAAATTTAAAGACTTTGTAGAAAGACCTCAGCCTAGAAAACGTCCAGGTCGTCATAAAAAAAGACTTAACAAAAATGAAAAAAGAGATTATAAACCATACAACAAACAAGGAAGAAAACAATGAGCGATATTGTAAAGATGCCTGCAGAAGCAAAAGAAATTATCAAACACAAAAGAACAGGACAGGTGTATGCTACTAAAGCTGATTTTGATGCTGATGTTGCTGATCCCAATACTGATACTTCTGTGGATGATTTTAGACAAGACCTCGAAATAAAGGTGACAAGAGTTTCTATGGGTGCTAAAACCAAAGAATAATGCTACCCAGAGGAGCTACTGAGCTACAAATGGAAATGCTACATAAGCATGTTCCAAAAGAATTGCTTGATCAAGTACAAATATGTACTTCTATTCCAGGCAAGGTTCCTATTGATCCAAAAAAATTAAACATTCTTTGGCAAAAAAATTCTTGGGATCAAAACAATCTTCAACCTTTTTTTAGAGACAAAACAAGACATAATGAATATGATTGGTATGTATTTAATAGTCATTGGAACTACGAAAAGTTTAGATATTTTTTTAATATACCTACTGAAAAATGTGTAGTCATTAAAAACGGTATTAATAATTTCCCAAAAAGAAAAGTTTACAAGAAGGGTGATCCAATAAAAATATTACACCACAATACTCCTTGGAGAGGATTGAATGTGTTATTAGCTGCTATGCAATTAGTTAAAAATCCCAAAATCACTTTAGATGTCTACAGTTCTGCTCAAGTATATGGAGATGCTTTCTCTAGTAAAAACGAAAAAGATTTTGAACCCTTATATGACCAAGCAAAACAAATGCCGAATGTAAATTATATTGGATATAAACCTAATGAATATATTTTAGAACACATTACAGATTATGATTTATATGTTTACCCTAGTAATTTTGAAGAAACATTTTGTGCTTCCGCGTTAGAGGCGTTGGCTGCTGGCGTTCATGTAATAACTAATAACTTTGGTGCTCTGTATGAAACCTGTGCTGAATGGCCAGTATATGTAAATTATGATTCAGACAACGAGAGAATGGCTAAAGATACTTCTGCAGCTATTGAAGTTGCTGCAACATATTTACATGAATCATTTATACAAGAACATCTTGAGGAACAACAAAAATTTTATAAACGATTTTATAATTGGAAAAAAAAGGGATTAGAGTGGGAAAGTTTTTTACGTGGAGCTTTAAGTGCAAGGAAATAAAACCTATATAAACGAAGATACTTATCAAACTTTAAAAGATGTTAATGTAACACCCTCAAATAACGAGCAAGTTGATCTTACAGAATACGAAAAACGTATAAAGCCAATATGGATTAATAACACCGGACACCGGAAAAGTAAAATATCTTTATTTGTTGCAACACCTGTACACAGTGATTGTTCAATTCATTACACACAAGGATTATTGCAATTACAAAAAATGTGCATGGAGAAAAAGGTAGAAGTACAATTTCAACTATTAAAATCATCATTAGTAACACAAGGAAGAAATTTGTGTGTATCAGGATTTATTGAATCTGGAATGACTCACATGTTGTTTGTTGATTCTGATATATTAATGAATGCAGAATCTATTTTTAAGATGATAGACAGAGATAAAGATATTATTTCAATTCCTTATCCACTTAAAACATTTAATTGGAAGAAAGCTTTTGATGCAATGAAAAAAGGTCAAATCAAAAAACCTTCTGATATTCATAAATGGACTAACAGTTATCCAATGAGAGTAAAAGACACTAACGATATTGTTGTTACAAAAGGTGTAATAGAAGTAACTCATAGTCCAACAGGATGTATGCTTATCAAAAGAGAAGTGTTTGATAAAATGATAGAAAATTACTCAGACAAAGCCATAGTTCAAAAGACAGTCATCAATGGAGAATATGTAAACAGACCTCATATGTGGAACTTTTTTGATTGTATACATGACCCTGAAACCAAGACATATTTAGGCGAAGATTTTAGTTTTTGTAAACTATGGAAAGACATAGGTGGTAAGTGTTATGCCTTTATTGATGATCCAATTATGCATATTGGAGAGCA